GCTGATCATAGCTTGATCAACTGGTTGCACACCTGCTAGTTTTAAAAGTTGCATCATCATTGATGCTTCCTGTGGAGAGTCAGTTGAAATCTGTACTGCTTCTTTTACAGTTTCTTTTTTCTCTTCTTTGCCTGCTTTCTTGTCTTGATATGCTTTTAAGCCTGCTGGTATTTTGCCTTCTGTCGCTTCTTCAGTACCGTTTATACTGTCCCAGAAACCTGCTAGGCTCTCACCGTGCTTCTCAATGAATTCTTCTCTAGACATTTTCTCTGCTTCGTCATGCAAGTAATCTTTCATTCCGCCTTCTGCCATTTTTTCTTTTTTTGAAATGGCAATCGCCGCTTGTTGTTTTGGATTCATTGCTTCTGTAGGATTAGTTCTAGTAACATTGTCAACAGCATCTGCAACTAACTCTGGTTTAGTCTCTGCAATTTCTCTTAATTTTTGTAATACGTCGATCATTTCCATAGCTTATTTCCTTTATTGTTTAAAACCTTGTAGTGTTGCTGGATGTGGATTTCCTTTAACCGGTCCTGGTCCTGTGTGTATTGGAGACCCTGTTTTTGTGTCTACTTCTGTTGGCACTTGTTTTTGTGTTTTGTTGTCTGTGCCTTTTTCTATTTCGCCTAGATTTCTATCTCTAGTTTTAAGTAATTCTTTCATCAAGCTCATGTTGTGTTTGTCACCAAAATGCTCTTCTCCTTTGACCGGATGCTTTTCAAATTTTTCTTCTACACTTGCTAGTTTGTTTGCAAAGTCTGACTTGCCTGCGTCAGCCATTTGATCTTGGTATTCTTCTGTTGGTTCGCCTGGCTTTCTAACAACGATCAATGACGCATTTACGTTCATGTAGTCTGCTAGATATTCTTTTAGTACGTTAACTGACACTGGGTAGTTTGTAGTCACGTCAAATATAGTAACTTCTTCGTTGCTTAAAGCAGGAAAATCTAGAGGCATTGATTGTATAGGGGTCTTCTTACCCGCTGACATCTTTGCCAGTTCAAATTTTTGTAGTGCAGTTTCCATCCTGTTCTTGAAATCGTCTGCTATTGTGCCTGCTACCTTGACTTTGTAATCATATGACTTGGCCGCTTCTGTAAGATACTGTGTGAATGTGCTCATATGCAATATTTAGTCTTTTTTAAGTAGTTTCTTCATTAATTCGTTACGATCAGATATGACGAAACCGTCGCTTTCTTCCACCGGACCACCGTCTTTGTTGCCGTCCTTGTCCAGCTTCAACTTCTTGAGTTGTAGTTCCACCATCTTAAGCTTCTTGTCTATCTTGCTACTCTTTGCGTCTATGGCGTTCTTTAGGAAGTTACTCGCGACCTCGAATATACGTCCCGAATAACGTGAGTCCACGTTCATGCCCAGGTCCATCAGGTTCTTGTAGCTCTCTTCTGCCTCGATGGCCAGCTTGTCCATCTCCAGGTCGGACATCTCTCCCAATCCTTTGACCTGTGGCAACGATGCCGCGATCTTGTCAAACTCCGCATAGCTCTTCTGCAGGTTCGCCTGTGTCTTTGAATCTAGGTTCTTGGTGCTGGGATTCTCCTGCCCGGCATCTTTCAATTTCTTGTCCTTCTCTTTCTTGTCTACCTCTTTGAATGCTTCCTTAACGTTTGGTAAATTGAGGATGTCTTCTAGTTTCTTTGTCATTGTCGTATTTACTTACGTTTGCCGTTGTGGAACAACTGTTCTTCTGACACCACCCTGAACTTGATGCTCCTCTGTCGTGCGTATGCACTGGCGGCCTCCCACTTGGCCATGTTTATCACGACCTGTTTCTTCTTGGCCATGCTCTTGCCCGCGGCCTCCATTGTGGTCTGGCTCATGGGTTTGACTTCCACCATCTCTGCGTGTTTCTTGCCTGCCTTGTCTTGGTAAACTATGAAGAAGTCCGGTACGTAAATTGTGTACTTGCCCGTGAACGGATGCCTGTATGGTATCTTTATCGATTCTGAAGCCCATTGGTACACGTTAGGATGTTCATCACACAATCTCATGAAAGCGTGTTCCCAACTTGACCTGTATGTTGGTGTCTTGGTGCCCACGTACTTGTCTCCGTTCTTGGGGGAGAACTTTCCTCTTGCGAATCTGGGTAGCATTAGTCTATGATGTTTCTAGATACTGTCTCTTTGGTGGTCAGTGCTTTCCTCACACCCAACCTGCTTGACTTGTATCTGTTGGCGTTTAATATGATGGTGATCAATTCAGAAAGCAGTGCCGGTGTGGCGTAGGTCAATTGGTCCAGTATCTGTTGTGGCTTGATGTTGTCTATCTTGGCCTGCGACAGTATCGCATATGCTGTAGACTCGGCCGCCGTCCTGGAGAAATTACGTTTGACGAAGAACGCTATTGTGCTGTCGTACTCCCCAGCATTGAATTGATATTCTGTTTCGTAGGGTGTTGTGGTCAGTTTCTCAGTAGTTTTATCAAGCTCGTCTTTCTGTTTAGGTGGTAGATTTGTGTAGAATTCTGTCATTACAATGCCGCCTTCTCTGTTGCTATCTCAACGTCTTGCGATTGTCTCTCGATCTTTATGTAACCTTCCGTGACCAGCTTCCTCACATCTGATATTGCCTTGCTGGTGTAAACATTTTTTATGTTGTCAGATGATGCTTCGTACTCTAGATTGGATTGTGCTATGGTCGATCCCTTACGCGATCCTATGTCTTTGAAATACAAGGCCGCCGCTATCTCGTCTCGGACATTCTCATTATTGGACACGAGATTGAACGATTCGTCTGCACCAAAATAGATGTTGGTGTCCAGAGGTGAATTTGTGATCACCGTGTTGTTGGCTTGGTTCTTGTTGTCTGATGTCCCCCTGGCCGAAGCAAGGGCAGTCGCACCCACTATGGCCGCACCCACTGAGAACTGTGCTATCGGATTGGTTATGGATCCTGCCTGTTTGCCCACCTCGAGTACGCCATCCTTGGCAATGCCTTTCAGCTCTTCCTTGACCGCTGACTTCTTGATCTTCTTTGCGTTGTTGTATGTGTTTGATGCACCGAGTATCGCACCCAGTATGTTTCCTGATTGCACGTTCCTCATCACTGAGCCTATGCCGTCCACGATACCACCTGGTCCAAATATGCTGTTCGTTCCACCGCCCAGTATAGATAGTGGGCTAGGTGAGTTGTCGTAGTTGATTGTTGCAAAACCTGGTACGTTGTTCTTGTTGACTATGCCTGCTTTGTAGATCACGGTCTCATATAATATCTGCATGGTGTTGTTCATGATACCTGCACCGTCCGCCTGATCCAGGTTGTCATGTGAGAATGAACCTATCACAGGATTGACCAATGTCATTGACGTGAACCTCTGTTTGTGTAGCACGAATATCTCTATGCCTTTCAGGTACGGCTTCTGTCTTTGTTTAGGGGTGTCCAACCCAAACTTGGTTGTGGCCCTCGCATCACCGAAATTGTAGTAGTCGTCCTTGGTGTTGGATATGGTCAGATCATTGTTCATGCCAACAGAGTCTGCTATATTGTACTCGTAGTATTTCTTCCAGAATGCGTTGACCGTGTCTGCATGGTCGTCATGGAATGTTATGTTAACTGGTTCGTACGCAATCCTAGTCGCGGTGTACATTTTCTTGTTGTACTGTGTCTTCTCTTCCATGCTCATGTTGTATTTTGGTAGGTCACAGGCCTTGACCAACATGTTCAGTTGATATCTCTCGTTGGAATTGAATCCGTCCACGAAAAGCGTCTCGTCTGTGTTGAAAACCACGTGGAACAGGAACTTCTGTTTTGGCATCAACTTGAAATTGTTGTCTATGTACAATCTCGATGCGTGTTGGTAATCCTTCATCCCTGGAAGACCGTCTTGGAAACCTTTTAAGAAGTTGTTGATGCTTGGCATAGTGTTATTTATAGTCACAAAAAAAGCGCCTATAAAGACGCTTTCGATGTATTAAATGCTAAGTCTAATTTTGTTTATTACTGTCCACCACCTGTTGAAAGTGTACCGATTGTTCTAGCCACTGCCGTTCCAATTCCTGTACCTGTTGGTGTCTGTATTGCGTTGTCGTATCTTACTGACATAGTGATAGTCACTGGATCTGATGTTGCGTATGCCAGTGTGTTGTAGTTAACGTTCTCAACATAAGCACCGTAAAGTTCCCATGTCTCTAGGACGTTTGGAGCACTTGCTCCGTTACCACCGTCTAGCATTTCAATTCTGCCTGTGAATTTGTAATCAATACCTGATGCCGCACTTGACTGTTCAAAGAAATCAAACTGTTTCTGGATCTGTTCGCCAACCAGTTTAGTCACAGAGTTGTTAACGTCATCTCTTAACGTGATTGTGATTGGTTCCCAAGTGTGTTTGCCCGCAACATAAACTTTCGAGTTGTACACGTCTAGTGTCACTGTGTCAAAAGTCAAGTTAGGTCTTGTTGTGTCTATTACTTGTTTTGTTAGTTCTGATCTTGGTGTTGATACCCCAAAATTTTCCAGGATCAATCTGAAACGATACTGAAGTTTTGGCATCAACAGACCTTGTGATGCTGAACTCTGGTCGTTGCTTAAAGGTACTGTAAATTTTGATAATGTTGATATTGCCATATATTTTCTCCTTTATCGAAAATTAGTTTCCTAATTTTGCAATTTCTCCTGTGTTTTTGATTCTTAACGGTATGTAAATGAATTCAACTGATTTGATTGGCTCAATCGCTATGTCTACATAAAGTTCGTTCCTGTCTATCCTTGTAGGTGTGTTGTTTGTGTCATCACAAACTACCAAGAAGTCAAACAATGCTCTCTGTCCAACCAGTTCCAACATGAACGATTCGATTGCACCTTTGATCTCGTTCCTTGTAAGCTCATCATTTGGTTCAAATATGAACGGTTTAGCAATAGCATCTAGTTGTGTTCTTAGATATACTGCTAATCTTGAAACGTTTATTCTGTCCAAGGCTGAACTTGCCGATGTTTTAGTCAAGTTACCAAAGTTAACGATCCCTGCTCCTGCAAAGAAAGTAATTGGGTTAATCTTAACTTCTCTCCATC